AGTTCCGTCCTTAATAAACGCTTCTCTTACATACATTGCGCCATTGGTGACATAGAAAGGCGTTGTATATGTGCCGTTTGCTGCGGTCATTAACACGAAACGGTCAACAAGGAAAATACACTGTGACTGAAAGTTAGTGCCGTCACCAGTGAGGCCAAGCGACATACCTGTTGCGTATTTCATTCCGTTGTTGTCGGTCGCCAGCTTGATAGAGTACGACGCATCAACATTACCTTTGAAGTCGGTTAACGCTTTCGATGTCGTCTCTATCGCCGTTTTGTTCCCGTTAACTGTTACTGTCAACTGATCAATTTTGCTTGATAATGCCTCGTCAGCCGTTGCCATTGCCTGCGACCATTCTGTAATACTTGAGTTTACTGATTCGAAAGACGCTGAGATCTGGCTAAATTTTTCCGCGCTTGATTCCTCATGCGTAGAGAGCGCTGTCGACACTTCAGATACTTTTGAATTAATCGTACTGGTAAGCGATGCACTGAGGCCGCTTATTGCGTCTGTGCGTGCTTTTGTTTCGTCGGCGATGGCTTTGTCCATCCTGGTGACGTTGCTTGTCACTTTATTATCAAGCGTGCTGACACTTGCGCTAACTTCGCTGATAGCTTGTCCTCTGGCGCTTGTTTCGTCTGCAATTGCCTGATCAAGACGGTTTACGCTTGCTTCAGTCTTATCATCAAGATTAGTGATAGATGCGTTTACCCCGCTAATGGCTTCTGCCGTAGCTTTTTTTTCTTCAGCAATAACATTGTCAATACGGTCAATTTGCGCGTTTGTTTCTCTGAGGCCTTTCTTGTATTGGGCCGTAAGAGTAACTCGCGTGTTGGTTTGAGCGATTGAGTTATTGATAAGTGCAATAGATGCGTTTTGCAGGCTTGCTTTTGCCTGATTTATTTCGTCGCTGTTTTTGCCAACATTATTTTCAACAGTGCCAAGATTTGCGCTGAGGCCTGATATTGCCTGTGCGCGGGCGCTTGATTCATCGGCAATTGCCTGATCAAGACGCTTAACGCTGGCGTTTGTGCTGTTCTCAAGCGTTGTTAAATCTGCTTTAACCTCTGTTATTGCGTCGCTTCTTGCCTGCGTTTCATCTGCTATTGCTTTATCAAGACGGGAAACGCTCGCGTCGGTTTTTCTTTCTAGACTGTCTATTGAGGCGTTCACGCCACTGATTGCTTGTGCGCGTGCGCTGGCCTCGTCAGCAATCGCCTGATCAAGTCTGCTTACTTCTGATTTGGTGTTGCTTTCAAGTGTGCTAATACTTGCATTTACACTGCTGATAGCGTCAGTGCGCGCCTTCGTTTCGTCAGCAATCGCCTTATCAAGACGATTAACGTTACTTGTGACCTTACCGTCAAGTGTGGAAATTGACGCCTTCACACCGTTAATGGCTTCAGTTCTCGCGCTCGTCTCGTCTGCTATTGCCTTATCAAGACGGCTTATACTTGAGTCAGTTTTCTTGTCGAGAGCTGATACCGAGGCGTTTACTCCACTAATAGCCTCGCTGCGGGCGCTTGTTTCGTCTGCAATAGCTTGATCCAAACGTTTAACGCTGGCGTCAGTTTTCTTGTCAAGTGCTGAGATATTTGCGTTAACGTCGCTGACTGCCTGGGTGCGTGCGCTTGTTTCGTCGGCGATAGCTTGATCAAGGCGGTTAACGCTGGCGTCAGTTTTCTTGTCAAGATTGCTTATTGAGGCGTTTACACCGTTAATAGCTTCAGCGCGTGCGCTGGCCTCGTCAGCTACTGCGCGTTGCACGCTAGAAATCTGACCTTTGAGGTTTGAATCCATCGTATTCATTTCTGCCGTGATGGTTTTCAGTGATTCCGCTGTCGCCTTCTTCTCTTCAGCGATAACGTTGTCAATACGGTCAATTTCCGCTTTCGTCTCTGTCCTGCCTTTCTTGTACTGAGCGGTAAGAGTTACGCGGGTGTTAGTCTGTGCAAGTGAGTTATTAATAAGAGCAAGTGACGCGTTTTGCATGCTTGCTTTCGCTTGCGCCAGTTCGCTGCCAACTTTTTCGCTGGACACTTCTAATGAATCAATTCTTGACTCATGCTGACCAATATCATCGGCGTTTTCCTTAACTCTTTTATAAAGATCTTCTGTTTCTTTTTTTAGCGTATCGGTATCAGCTTTTATTGATCCTGTTTCTGTAATTAGGTTGTCAGTATCATTTCTTAAATCTTCGGTTATGTTAGTCAGGTTGTCGGTTTCAGTTCTTAAATCGTCAGTTATATTGGTCAGATTATCAGTTGCAGTTTTGAGGTTGTCAGTAGCTGCTTTTAGTTCATTTGTAGCATTTTCAATAACATCCGTGCGGTTACCAAGATCTTTGATGTCACCAATCATTTCCTTGAACTGTTCTGAGTTCATCACGTCTTTGGTGACGTAATCGCTGATTTCATCAAAATTCTCTGTCGGCTTACCTGATGCCTCCACAAAGTCAGACACGCCAAAAGCATTGCGTGTGCGCACATAAACGTAATAGGTGTGGCCCGTGTTCATGCCGCCAAACGTCCACTGATGACCACGCCCGGTATATTGTGCCTTAGTGGTTACTGATGTCGGATCGGTGATTTGTGTTTCGCCTGAGTAATAAAACTCATAACTGGTGTCAGTGGTAAGTGTTGTTCTGCTGATCGGGTAAACTGTAGCCTGAAATACACCGGGAACCCAGTTAACTCCTACCGGGGCCGCTGGTGCACCAATAACCAGATCCACAATACTTTCTGCACCCTTCATGCCCGTGTCATTTCTGCCACGGATGCCTAATGAGTAGGTTCCCGCATCAATGCCATAAAAATCATAACTGTAATTAGTAGTTTCGTAGTATTTAACTACTGCCCCCGCTGAATTGTATACGCGGATTTCAAAGGTCAGGCGATGAGTTGTCGTCAATGTTTCCCATGTTGCGCGGCATTGAACTGTTTCAGATCCAATGTTTAACACCTTCAGGTTTTCAATGTTCGGCACGCGGAAGTGATTAAGCGTATCGTTGTTGACCTCAAAGATTGCGCCATTATCTACTACAGCCTGTTTGTGCGGATCATGCTGTGCAGCCTCTATGGTGTACACGCTGTTATTTTCAGTTTCCGCCACGCTGACGATTCGACACAATACGGGTTTTGCTGCGTTAGTTGACACGGCAAACACAGTACCGTTACGAATCCATGCCGGGGCAGATGCAAGGGTAATTTTGTTTCCGCTAACTCCGGTGATCTGGTGTTTTTTAAATTTGCCGTCACTATCAAGCAGGCTAATGGTGTCGCCGGGGGCGATATATTCAGAATCAACCTTATCGACAGTGATAACCCTGCCGTTGTTTGCCACGATGCGACCGCCTAAACGAGCGCCAGCGCGGTTATTGTCGAGTATCTCGATAATATCACCGGGGGTGAAGTGAATTGCGTCACGGGCCATTTTAAACGTGAATTTAGACGGCTCGCGTTTTGCTGTTTCTATCAGCCATTTACCAGCGCGGTACGCTTGCCCGCGTGACGTGCACCCGAACGCCTCCAACGTGGTTTCGTTATAACCATCGCGGGCGATTAGTTCATCATCTGCCACGTATTCTTTTGATTGCTCCCAGCCGTTTTCCGGGTCAGTCCATGATACGATCACGGCGTTGTAACACTCTGCAAGCGGAAGACTTGAGCGAGTAAACGCGCCATCAACGACGTTTGCGTTTGTGATGGTGGCAATTGGATCTTGCGGTGCATCAATCATTACAGTAAGGCGCTGTCCATCCCATAACGCGATACCACGGAACATACCTGCGATGTTATCCAGTAGGTCGCGGGCGCTCATTTGCTCCGTAATGTAAGCGTTGAGAGTCATGCGAGGTTCAAGGCCACCATAGCCATCATCAACCAACTGGTCGCAGTATTGAGAAAGCACGTACAAAGCGCCATCATCAACATCAATGTAACCAGCATGTTTAGCAAGCCCGAAGCGCTCATTTTTAACCAGATACCGGAAAATCCACGCAGGGTTATTGGTGTACGCTTTTTTGAATCCACCAAGCCATAAACCAGAATATGTGCGCGTTTCTGTGTTGTAGTTATCAGGAACATCAACAATCAGGCCGCGAAGGTGATAGGTACGCGTAGGCGTATCAGTATATTGATCGTGGTCAATTACTGCGCCAGCTACAGCGGTATGAGGATA